GGTGGTACTATTACCGACCTGTTTGCTGGCGTAGGCGTTGACATTGAAGCACTACAAGCAGGACAGATAACGCAGCAGGAAGCACTAGATCAACTGCGTACATCTATAGGCCAACAGTTTAGTACGGCACAAGAAGAGCGTCAAGAGCTACAACAGGCAATCATAGCTGTTGGTGGTGACGTAACTCAGCTTAGTGACGACATGATGCTACGGTTCCAACAACAGGACCAAAGCATAGAGGAGTTGTTTGCCGGTACTAACGTAAACATCGAGGCACTTCGTCAAGGTCAGATAACGCAACAAGAAGCATTTGACGCTTACCAGCAGTACACAACAGAACAGTTTGGTCAAGCACAGCAAGATCGTCTAGCACTAGCTCAAGAAATAATTAGTGTTGGTGGTCAAGTAGAAGCACTTAGTGCAGACAGTCAACAACGGTTTGCTGAACTAGGTTTGTCTCTTGCTGATCTTCAAGAAGAGTTCAATGTAAACCTATTGGGTCTACAACAAGGTCAGATTAGTCAGGCTGAAGCGTTTGGTCAGTTTAGGGACAGCGTTACTACTCGATTGGGTTTGGCAGAAGAAGAACGTGAAGAAATACTAACACGTCAAGCTGACTTTGAAAGAATGTACGGTGAAGATCAGCAGGCACTGCAGGAACAAATTACTACTGGTAACTTACTAACTATGTTAGCTGGCGGCGGTATGTTCGGTGGAGGTGCTGCGCCTGCTAGAGCGCCTTATAAAGAATTTACGAAAGGTATTACGTACCGCCCTAGAGAAGCACCGCAGCTTGCTATTAAAACGCCAGCTTTAGATTACAACGAAGAAGCACAAAAATTATTAATGCGGACACGCAGACGAGGAATGTTGGTATGACGTACCTTAACCTAATGAATAGCGTACTACGTCGATTACGAGAAGAAGAAACGACATCGGTTACTAGTACTACCTACGTTAAGATGGTAGGTGATTTTATTAATGATGCAAAGAAAATGGTAGAAGAAGCCTCTGATTGGTCTGCCTTGCGAGATACTATTGTTATTAGTACTACTGCATCAGACAACAGCTACTCACTTACTGGTGGTAGTGACAACGTAAAAGTAATGTCAGTTCTTAACGACACTGAAAATTGTTTTATGGGTTATCAGACTAAGGACTGGTTTAATGAGCAGCTGTATTTGGTTGATGCTGCAGAAGGCGCACCACGGTACTACACGTACAACGGCCTAGACTCTAGCGGTGACACAGAAGTTCTTGTAGGACCAACTCCTGATGCTGTGTACAGCTTGAGGTTTGATGTCGTAAAAAGACAAGCAGATCTTTCAGCTAATGATGATTCGTTGCTTGTTCCTGCAATGCCTGTTGTTCACCTTGCTGTAGCGTTGCTTGCACGAGAGCGAGGCGAAACTGGGGGTACTTCTGTTGCTGAGTACTTCCAGATTGCTGATAAGTTTTTGTCTGACGCTATTGCTATAGACGCAGCAAAGCACCCTGAAGAGATGGTATTTAGGACTATTTGATATGGCTCAACAACTGCAAAGTATCAATCTTGTAGCTCCAGCGTTTAAAGGTGTTAACACCGAAGACTCGCCGTTGGCTCAAGACCCGTCGTTTGCAGAGATTGCAGACAACGCTGTGATTGACAAACGTGGTCGTATTGCTGCACGTAAGGGCCACACTGTTGTAACAACAAACAAGACTGTACTTGGTACTGACTCTTTGTACAGTATCAAAGAATATAGGGACGACGCAGGAAACACCAAGATATTCTCTGTTGGTAACAACAAGATTATGAGCGGTACAACTACACTAGTAGACGAGACTCCCGGCAGTTACACAATCAGTGCTAACGACTGGAAGATTGTTAACTTTAATGACCACTTGTTTTTCTTTCAACGTGGTTATGAGCCTTTGGTTTACTCTAATCACGTAGGGTCTGTAGAAGCACTGTCAAGTCATCCTCATGCTACTGGCGTTGCTAGTACTATGTATGGTCATGAAGTATTAGCAGCGTACGGTCGTTTGTGGACTGCAGACTTTAGTACTAACAAGTCTACTATCTATTGGTCTGATTTGTTAGACGGAGCAGCATGGTCAGGAGGCTCTAGCGGAAACATTGACGTGTCCAAGGTATGGCCTGACGGTTACGACGAGATTGTAGCTTTAGCAGCACACAACGGTCTGTTAATTATCTTTGGTAAGCACAGCATCATTGTGTACGACGGTGCTACTTCTCCTGCCTCTATGACTTTGTCAGATACCGTAGCGGGCATTGGTTGCGTCAACAGGGACACTGTGCAGTACACGGGCACAGACGTGTTATTCTTGTCACACACGGGACTTAAGAGCTTTGGTAGGACAATACAAGAAAAGTCAATGCCTATCAGCAGCTTGTCTGGCAACATTACTAAGGACATTATTGCTGCATTGCAGAATGAAACAGAGTTTTTTAGAACTGTATACAGCCCAGAAGAAGGTTTCTACCTGCTAACCTTTACTGGTCAGGATGTTACTTATTGTTTTGACGTGCGTAGTACTTTAGAGAATGGATCATACCGTGTTACTCGTTGGCCTTCTACTAAGTTTACATCATTTACACGATTAGAAAACGGTACGTTGTACATTGGTACCAGCAACGGTATCAGCACGTACACAGGTTACAGTGACAACGGTACTGGCTATAGATTTAAGTACTACAGCCCAAGCTTGACATTTGGCGATAGCTCTAGAGTTAAGATTTTAAAAAAGTTAAAGCCTACTCTTGTTGGTGCAAACAACGCAACAGTATTTCTTAAGTGGGCTTATGACTTTGAAACAACATATGCTACTGCAGAGTTTACAGTAGGTAACCAGATTACTGGTTTTTATGGTGAGAGTGAGTACACCACCGTAGAGTTTACAGCAGGTCAGTTGACCAATGCAAGAGTACTTAATACAACAGGATATGGAACAAGTGTGCAAGTAGGGCTAGAGTCAGAAATAGACGGTTTTGCTTTGTCACTGCAGGAGATTAACGTAATGGCTTTGATAGGAAAGCTACTTTAACGGGAGTAAGACATGGGACCTTTTCCAACAGTACAACCACCAACAGCAGAGGAAAGTTCTGGTAACGCTTTTACAGAAATGTTAAGTGGCTTAGGGTCTTTCCTTTCTCAACCAGACGTGCTTCTTCCGGGTGTTGTCGGTGGATTATTAACAGGTGAAGCATACGGGCGTCTTAGTGATATAGGACGAGAGGCTAGAACAGGCGCTGAAGCTCTTGCTGCACAACAAATGGAGCAGACACAGTTTAGACCATTTACTGTGACTACTGCTACTGGTGCTGGCATGGGTACTCAGGTAACGCCTGAAGGTGGTATTGAAACTACTATGGGGTTGTCTCCACAAGAAGTTGCTTTGCAGAATCAACTACTAGGAGGCGCTGGTGGTTTCTTTGGTCAAGCAGTACAGCCTAGAGACGCTCGTGAACAGGCCATCTTTGAGCGTATGCGTAGAGCACAACGTCCTGAAGAAGAGCGACAACGTCTTGCGCTTGAAGAGCGTTTAGCAGGGCAAGGTAGACTTGGTGTTAGTTCTGCTGCTTACGGCGGCGCTACTCCTGAGATGTTAGCTATGGCTACAGCGCAAGAAGAAGCACGTAACAGAGCTATGCTAGGGGCTATGCAACAGGCTCAAGCAGAGCAAATGCAACAAGCAGCATTAGGACAACAGTTTCTTGGTGCAGGTTACTTACCACAGCAACAGCTTATGGCAGCTACTCAGCCTGCACAGCAGTTGGCAGCGTTACAGCAACAAGCTCAGTTGCAAGGTGCTGGGTTGTTTGGTGAAGCAACTATGTCGGGTCTTGAAGCTCAGTTGGTTGCAGAACAAGCACGAGCTAACTTACTAGGACAAACAGGTACTGGTTTGTTACAAGGTGCGTTAACTCCTAGTACAACGTCAACTGAAGCAGCTATAATTCAGAAAATTCTTGGAGGCTAAACATGGCTAAGTTTTCACAAGCGTTCCTACAAGGATTGCTACAGCCTACTTATGGGCAAGGAATGTTTACTGCCGCACAACAAGCAGCACAACTTCCGGGTCAGCTTAGGCAGCAGCAAACACAACAACAGCAAATGGAAGCATTGCGCTCTATGACGCCTATGCAACGTGCTCAGTACTCTATGCAAACAGCTAAGACTCCTGCTCAGATTACCGCTGCTCAAGCTCAAATGGACGCTGCTCAAGAAAGCATAGCTGCTGGTAAACAAGAAGAGGCTGCTTCTGAGTTAAACAAGTTGTATCAACAGTACATAACTGAAAACGACCCTGAAAAAATTACTAGTCTTGAGACTCGTATACGTAGTTTGGCAACGGCTGCTGGTCGTGATGTTACTGCAGTAGAAAACCAACTACAAGCTGTGCGTAGTCGTAAAAAAACGCAAGCTACTAGTGAGCAGTTTGAGGCGTTCTTTGAAAAGTACGTACCGGATGATAGAAAAGAAGAGTATCGTGGTCTTACTCAGGCACAGATACTAAATCGTCTTGATCAAGATGCCGATGTAGAAGAGGCGAGAGAATGGGCTAAGTGGTTGAACAAGAATACAATAACTGACGGTAATAGACAACAAGCTATTGATCTTGCAGTACAGGCATTTGGTAGTAGAGCCGCGGCAGAAGTAGCTAGAGCAGAAGCTAGTCAGCTGTCTAAAGCTAAAGAGTCTAAAGCAGAGCGTAAGCGTACTTTGTTAGTCACTTATCAAGGTAGGCAGGATCCTATGATGGCTGCTATGGGTCAACCTGCTCCTACTGCAAAGCCAACTAAGCTAGAAATTTACCTAGACAAGGACGGTAACGTACCCGAGCGTATTCTTAATATGTTAAATGATACTGCAGTATCTGCGGTAGGTCAAGACTTTGATTATACGTGGAGCCTTCCAGTTCCTGAAACAGCTGTTACTCCGCCGTTGCGTTCACCTACTCAAACAACAAGTACAGTTCCTACTCTTAATCAATTGATGGGTGGTTAATAATGGTACAGCTGGTCGTTAAAGAAGACGACACTAAGCAGACACCTACAGTAGAAAAACTATTAGAGAAGTATGGCAACACGCCTATTGATCAAATACCCGTAGATGATCTGTTAGTGATCTTTGGGGATACCCCTACCAATGAAATACCAGAGCAGGTTCGTGCTACTCTGATGAATGAGGCTGTCCAGCGCAGGGCTAAAAAGCTTGGGCCTGAAGAGGCTGGGTTCAGTGGTCTGACTTCTGCACAGGCTGCAGAGATGGCTCCGTTTGCTCCTGCTGGCATGGGCGTTCAACGTATCAATGCAGCATCTATAGCTGGTTTTAAAGACGGCCTAATGGATTCTCTTCGTGGTCTAGGCTTAGCACCTAAAAAGTCTCTTGATGAAGAGTTCGACACTAGAGTAGAACTAGCAAGAGCGCCTGAAGATTACTTCTCAGGCATGTTGACAGGTGCTGTTGCTGATCCTGTTGGTTTAGCTGTTGGTGGTGTGGGCGGTAAGTTAGCTGTAGCAGGCGCTACTAAAGCTTTGCCTAACGCTCCTAGAGTAGCTACTGCTTTAGGTATTACTGCTGGTGGTGGTGCAGAGGGTGCTGCTCAGGGTGCGCTTATTCCTGTATATGAAGAGTTCGGCGACAGTCGTTTAATGAATACTATTTATGGTGCTGGCATAGGTACTGCTTTAGGTGGCGCGGCTGGTGCTGTAGGGGCTGCCGTTACTCCACCACTACGTAAACCCGAAGTAAAACCAGAACTAGCTCCACAGCCTGTATCTTTACAGCCCACTGCCCTTGCTGGTCAAGACTACAAGCCGCGTATGAACAGACCTGTAGAGACTCCAGTTACCACTGCTGCTGTAGAGCCTACGCCTCAGGTTACTCGTTCTACTCCTGCTACGCTTAAAGTACAAAACATAGATCAGCAGATTGCAGACCTTGAGCAGAAAGCACAACAAGTAGGACGTAAGAAGCGTAAGCCTATTGAGAAGCAAATAGAAAAGCTACGTGTTACTAGGCAGAAAGAGCTTAATCAAGCTAACGAAAAAGCTGCTGTTATTAAAGAAAAAGTTGTTTCTTTGGAGAACCAGCTAGATA